GGAGGCAAGATCCTTGATCCTTTCAACGGTTCAGGATCAACTGGTATGGCCGCAGTGGAACTAGGTTTTGAATATGTGGGCATTGACCTTGATGAACATTATATTGACATTGCCACTAAGAGAATAGACGCTTGGTATAAACAAACCAATCCCTTACAGGCTTCTGGACTATTTGAATGACCTATCAACTATACCAACAAGATTGCCTGGAGTGGATGAACGCACAGCCAGCAGAATCCGTGGACATTGTTCTTACAAGTCCCCCTTATAACTTTGACATGGATTACAACACATACAAAGATGACATAACTGATTATCGCAGTTGGACTCACGCTTGGATCACAGCAGCCACAAAAATATTAAAACCCACAGGTAGATTGTTGATCAATATACAACCAAAGTTCAGTGAAAGACTGCCATATCACCATTGGATACATCATAGTTGCGAACAAAACAACTTACTATGGTATGGAGAGCGTATTTGGAATAAGAATACTATAAATGGATATAGAGGTGCCGCAGGATCAATGGGCATACCTAGCAAAATCTATCTTTGGTATTCCACTGAATATGTTCAAATGTTTAGCAAAGGAGATATCTATCGTCCCACTAAAAAGGAAGATAGTCTTATTACTATGCAGGAACAAACAGCATGGGCTAAAGATCATATATGGAACATAGCACCAGCAAGACAAAAGGATCATCCCGCACAAATGCCCATACAATTGGCAGATAGATTGCTAAAGTTGTTTGCTCGTAAAGGTGATGTAGTATATGATCCTTTTGCAGGAGCAGGCACAACTATGTTAGCCGCAAAGACATTAGGATTAGACAGCATAGGCACAGAGATAGATCCTGACTACTGCCAGTTTATACGACACAGGATTATTTGAATGATAGATAGTAATGTCATAATGCGTAGGGCCATTAGGTATTGTTGTGATCAACACAACCTTAAACCTGACAGCCTTGCCTTAATGGATACTTGGACTTTAAACAAGTTCCAAGACTTTAGCCTAGCAGTGGCTGAAGATATGAAGTACAATCAACTCAAATACTTTAGACCCTTTGAACATCAAAAGGCTTTCTTTGCCACAGGTCTAAGCAGTCGTAGAGGAATCCTTGCTGCCAATCGTATTGGTAAGACCGTTAGTACCTGTTATGAAACTGCTATGCACCTTACTGGCCGTTATCCTGATTGGTGGACGGGCAAGAAGTTTCTTAAACCTGTGACTGCCTTTGTGGCTGGTGAAGGTTGGGAACAGGTCGCCCGTGTGCTTCAAGACGAACTTATAGGCACCAAGGACATTAAGATTAGGGAACAAATAGGCACAGGTGCCATACCCAAAGAATGTATCATAACAGACACTATGCGCTGTGATGGTGCCAATGTTATTGGTGTGGAAATACGACATTCCAGCGGTTCTAACTCTTATTTGCTATTTGGAAACTACACACAGGAAGTTAGAAATCTACAGGGTTTCAAGTTGGACTTTGTGGTGTTTGATGAACAACCACCAGATGATGTATTCTCAGAACTTGTGACACGTACCGCTACCACACAGGGTCAGGTTTTGTGTTCATTTACACCCTTAAAAGGTTTGAATGGTCTTGTAAGTAAGTTTTGGTATGAAGAAGAAGGCTATGAACACGTAAGAGTGGCTTGGGATGATGTGCCAGAATATGATCCTTGGGGAGAACCATTCCTATTGAATACCACACGACGACAACTGGAGCGTGATTACTTGCCACACGAGCGTGAAGCCCGTATTGCTGGTATTCCTGTTATGGGTCAAGGTGCTGTGTTCCAAATCCGCAACTGGCCTACCTATAAGACTGGTGATTATGACTTTAAGTCTATGAACAATATATACCGTATCCTGGCCTTGGACTTGGGCTTGGTTAGAGATAAGACCGTGATTAGCCTAATGTATTGGAATCCACGTGAACAGGAAGCATGGCTACATAGTCAACTTGTGGTCAAGGGCACGGAAGAAGCCAATCCCCTAAACTATATAAATCATTTAATACGCCCTGAAGTATTTGGTTGCCCCATTGTTCTACCCAGTGATGCCAACACAGCGGGACGCTATACTATGAGTGCCCTAAGCCTAAGACAACTATTTCAAGAATATGAACTTAATGTTTTAGACAAGCCCATTATGAATCCACCTGACGCAGAGGGCAAGGTCAACAATCATAAAAGTTTTGGAGTCAACGTTATGCGCCAAATGTTGGAGATGGCCACACTACACGTTAATGAAAACTGCGTGGAGTTTCTACGAGAAGCCAAAAACTACTTTGTGGATGAACGTGGTCGCTTTAGTGATCCAGATGATTGTATTGATAGTGCCCGTTATGCTTTATTAGGTTGCCTAAATGGTTGGAGTGAACCCTATGATGGTAAAAATCCTCGTCAGCGTTTTGAGGAGTATAAGTTAATGTATAGTCGTAGGTCAAATCCCCAAGAAAAGCCAGAATGGAAGCGTGTTTATAGCCCAGATAATGGAATGCTATAAATAAAGAATAACCTGATTAGGAATACCCAATGTTTGATAAAAGCCACTTCGTCACTAATGACATACACAATCCCAAAGGAGCGATGGATCGTTTCCTTCATATGAAACGATTATTGGATCAAAAGTGTGCGGCTAACCTACGCTTATTAGCCACTAAGAATAATATCAACCGTGCCAGTGATTATCACTACTTGAATCTTGCTGTGACTCAAAGTACAGAACCAGTGAATGGTATGGATTATATTCACCCTGTGGTCAAACCCAATGTGGATTATAGCACTGCTGTGATTTCAAAGGGTCTAGTTCAAAATGGTGAAATCAACTTTGAGTTTATTCCTGACAATGAAGATGATAGAGATGCAGCCCGTCAGGCCACTGAAATGGTTCATAAGATTGTCAACCAAACCAATGATCCACACCAACTACTACAACATTGGATTATGGATGCACTGCTACACAAAAATGGCGAGATGTTGATTAGTCCACATAGAGAACCTATCACACGCTACATTACCACTAGAGGCACACGAGATCAACTACAGGCCTTTGAAGCACAGGCCGCAGACTCTGGACTAACAGCACTAAGACAAAAGCGTCGCAAGCATAGTTTAGATCACGATCAAGTTATGCGTGAAACACAACAATGGGCACAAGGCGCACACGCAGATCAACATCGTCAGCGCATTGATTCAGTTATGGATGCACTACAACGCAGTATGGACGGTGATGACCAAGCACTTGAAGAAAGTGTAAATGCTCCAGAAGATAATATTCAACTCAATGAAGGTGATCAGGCCATTAGAGACAGCATCAGTAGAAACACTATCTATGAAGCAGACTATAAACTAACTGGCTATAACCTAACCGTTAAGTTCCGCCCCATCAGCCAACACTATTGGATTTGTAATCCCACTATCATTGAAATCCAGGAGCAAGACTTCTGTGGATTCTATGAACCTATGAGTATTCAAGAAGCCACTGAACGCTATCCTGACCTAAACTTACCCAAGTTTATGGAACACGCAGAGTTCAGTAATGTGGGTGCTTACCAAGCAGGATCATTGTTAAACAATCTTGCCATTCACGCTAGAGATAGTGTGCCAATCAATGGCCTACCACAACAGGGCTATGCTGCCCAAGAACCAGAAGCACGTCAGGTCACTATTCTAACCACTTGGAACCGTTATGACATTGATGGTGATGGTGAACTAGAACTTGTGGAACTTATCTTCAGTGGTTCATACATTATTTCAGTGAGAGAAGTAGAGTTTATTCCCGTGGCCAATATGGTACCAAGACCATTACCACAAAACTTCTACGGTATGAGTTTGGCAGAAACCCTAGTTCCAGCACAAGAATACGCTACCTCCGCTCATAGAGCAGAGATTCTTCTGGGCTTGCTTACAGCCACTCCACGCATTGGTGTTAAACCAGACCGTGTGGACTTTGAAGAACTAGCAGACGGTGAAGCCGCTATCTTTATTCTAGATAGTAAGTTTGATCCAGCCACAGACGTTTATCCAATGCCTCCTCCCAGTGGCAATCTTCAGTTCCTTGAAGTGGGTCTAAGCCGTATACAACAAGACACTATGGCTCTTGTGGGTATGACCACTCCCACAGATACATTTAATCCAGAAGTTATGGATGCTGGCAACTCAGGTGCCAAACTACAACTGGCTATGGGACCCAATCAGATTATTCAAGATAACATTATCAAGAACTGCGCTGAAGCCCTTAAAGATGCCCTATGGTTGGTATGGCGTACATTGATACAATACAGCGATGATTATGGTGTTAAGAAACTGGCACAACAATTCCACCCAGAGAAAAAAGCAGAGTTCTTAGATGGCAAATCATTTGATGATATGAACTTCTGTGAACGTAAGATCATACACATTGATCTTGCTCTAGGTATGGCTTCTGAAGAAAACGCACTACAACGTCTACAGATTATCAAACAGATTCAAACACAACTAACACAGGAAATCACTGCGGGTGTTCAAAGTGGTGCCCTAACACCACAGGCCTTTGCCAAGACACGCAGACCCTATGAGGATATGTTGTATGTACTGGGTGTTAAGGAAGTTGATACCTATCTACCCACTGAACAAGAAGTTATGGAAATGGCACAACAGGCACAGAAAGCCGCTGCTAACCAACCTCCTAACCCAGAGGCTATCAAGGCCAAGGCTGATGCTGAATATACACAGGCCAAGACACAAGAACTCATGGCTAACTTGGCTGGTAAGAGTCCAAGAAGTCAAGTTGACCTAGCACAGGCCAATAAGTTGAATAGTGATGTTAGTGGTACCAGTGCTGACAAGCAGTTGGATTCAATCGCTTTGACACGCCAGCACAAGGCCACTAACTATTGATAAGGATTTGTAAGGAAATGAAGGGAAATGATTATAAACGAAGAATTAACACAGGCTTTTAACCAGAAACCAAAACTTGATATAAATAGCATTAAGAAAATGTCTCCAGGACAACTGGATGGTGTTAAGGTCTATGGTAGCGCGGCAGAGAACTTGTTGAGAAACAAAGACTTTGCCTTGTTTATTCATCACTACAAGTTTGATCTAGCAGCAGAACTCTCTGCTATATCAGGTTTCAGTGATGCGGATAACCAAAAAAGAATTAGCATTGCCCACAATCTAGGGGGCATTGATAAGTTTATAGACAGCCTAAAAAGGGCTGTATATTTTAAAAACCTAGCGGTAAGCCAACAAGCCCCGCAACAAGAGGAAAATTTAAATGAGTGAAATATTAACGGATACGCCTAATGTCGTAAATGACACGGCCAATGTTCAAAGTCCAGTTCCTTCA